TTTTTTTATAAATACGGATATGATTAACAAACCAAAAGTTGTTTTTGCACCGGGCTGTTTTGATAAGTTTGAGGGCACTCAAGAGGAATTGGATGCCATGATTGCCGAAATCAATCAATTGGTTGAGAGCGGTGAGTTTTTTGATCAGGCAGTTCCAATTGATGAACTTTCCGATGAGGAAAAGGAAGACTTCCTAGATGGGCTTGAAATCAATATCCGCGACATTCAGGCTCCAAATCGCACACTAAATTGAGGCTTGACAGTAAATCTATGCAATGCTATAATAGCATTATTCAAGTGAAGGAGCCTATATGAGTATTCTCAACATGTCTGATGTTCTTCCCGGAACTAAGTCTAAGAAAAAACGTAGTAAGAAATTTGAAAATCTTGTAGGTCCTACTGACCCCAAGGTAGATCATGCCGCACGTGAACGTTTGGTAACTGCACGTATTGGTCTGTTGCTACGTCATTCGTTTTTCGGTAACCTCGCTACCCGACTTCAACTAGTAAATGCTGATGAATGGTGTAGCACTGCCGCAACTGACGGTCTCAAGTTCTATTACAATTCACGTTTCATTATGATGCTCAAGCCTAAAGAGGTTGAGTTTCTTGTAGGTCATGAGGTGTTGCACGTTGTCTATGATCACATGGGCCGTCGAGGTGATCGTGATCCTCAGATTTGGAACATTGCTGATGACTATGCTGTTAATGCTGACTTGAAGCGCCACAAGGTGGGTGAGTTTATCACTACAGTACCTTGCTTGTACGAATCAAAGTATGATGGCAAGCCCGCTGAAGAAATCTATGATGACCTCATGAAGAATGCTCAGAAGATTAGCATTGATGACCTCATCGACCAAATGATTGATGATCATATGGATGGTGAAGGTGAGGGTGACGGTGATGAAGGTGAGGGGAAAGACGGCAAAGGTAAGCGTCCTAAGATGAGTGACGAGGAGCGTGAGCGTGTACGTCAGGAAGTCAAGCAGGCTATTCTCAATGCCGCACAATCAGCCGAAGCAGGCAGTCTGCCTAAAGGTGTTGAGCGATTGATTAAGCAACACACTAACCCTGTGATGCCTTGGCGTGAATTGATTCAGACTAATTTGACTAGTGCTATTCGTACTGACTTTAGCTGGATGCGCCCTTCACGCCGCAGTTGGCACATGGATGCTATCATGCCCGGCATGACACCCGGTGAAGAAATCGATGTTACTGTTGCTATCGATATGTCAGGTAGTATTGGTAACGATCAGGCTCAAGCATTCTTGGGTGAGATTGCAGGCATGATGAGTGCATTCGATGGATACAAGGTTCATGTATTCTGCTTTGATACTGATATCTATAATCCTGCTAACTTTACTAGTGAGAATATGGATACTATTGATAGTTACGAACCAGTCGGTGGCGGTGGTACTGACTTCGATGCTATCTTTGAATATCTCAAGCGTGAAGCAATTGAGCCTAAGCGATTGATTGTTTTCACTGATGGTTACCCTTGCGGTTCATGGGGCGATGCAAATTATTGTGATACTACTTGGATTATTCATGGTGACCCCGATCCCAATCCCCCATTCGGTACTTTTGCAATCTATAATGATCATAAGCGGGGGTGAAGAGATTGTAATATACGAGTCTCCCGATGGGGGAAAGACGGTATATTCTCGCAGATTGGGTGCAGACCCTAGCACCCGATCTGTTCACTATATTGATCCAGCATATAAAAAAGAGCAAGAGTTAAATAGGCGTTGGGCTAATCTTAAAGAAGCCGTATTCATGGCAGATAGTGACCCAACTATCAATGACGCATTAGAGAAATTAGAGGTGGTATATGCCCTCAAGAAAAAAGAAATTAAATAACTTTCTTGTCGTTTGGGACATGCTAGGTCTTGAAAGTATTTTTAGTGTTGATGATGCACTAAATGAAGTTGAGAGTTATGAAAAAGATAAGACTTGGAAAACATTGAAGGGGGAGCCAGTAGGCAAGTGTCCTAATCCTATCCCACTTCAAATGTTAATCATGAGGGCTAGATATAACACCCAACGTAGTTATGAAATCTATACATTCAGTACTGATATGAGTATGAATCAGGTTCGTGAGGTATTTGCGGTCACACCACAACCCATTGTAGAATGGATACGTGAGAATGGTAATAAGATTTACAGCGACTACGTTAAGCAAGAAAAGAAATTCATTGTGTGAGGCAAAGTGTCCGATTACCAAGTAAACATATATACATGGCATATGGAACGGGAAGTTAAAAACTTCCCTCGCCATTTTGTAGTAACCAAAACACCCATTACTCAAGAATCTAAACAATGGATTTTGGAAACACTACAGGGTAGATTTTGTATAGTAAGTTCATTAGAAGTTGACGAATCTCCCAAAATGATGTTAGGGTTTCCTACTGAAATCCCTGCTTTTGAGGATCCTCAAGAAGCAACATTCTATGAATTGAAGTGGTCCTAAATATTTTTTAGCACCAGTCTATCCTGTTAAATAATATCATAAACAGGAGAAAACAATATGAGTTTTTTAAGACACGTAGGTAAGCACGGTGATCGTAAGGTAGCGGTGATCTTCCGTGAAGTGCCAGGTGAACCTCATATGTGTTTGGTTGCGTATACAGAAATTCTTAACCAACACATTCATGACCCACTCATCAAATGCATAGAGAGCGATATTGGCCAAAATAGTGAAAATTTGGCTGACGCACTAAACCGTACACATACAAAAGATGGTCATATCATACTTCAAAAGTTACATAGCGAAGGTATGTTAAAGAAAGTTAATACAGAGCAGATTGTTATGACCCCTGCTCCTAATGTAAAAATTAAGTTAAATGAACTTAATAAGATTCTTGATGAAATGAAGCAAGGTGAAGAGGCAACTCGCAAACTTGCTGAGATGGATGCAAGTTTAGGTATGCAAGACGCCGCACAAGTTGCAAGACGTATGCGTGGTGACAAACTACCTGAGCAGTTAAAAGAAAACAGAGCACCACAACGAGCACCTGTACAAACAGCAGGAGCAGTTGACGCATTGGGTGATTCACAATTAGCAAATAATTTGCGTCAACAAGCAGAGAGAATGAGCCGTGAAGCAAAGGGCTTAATGGCTGAAGCAGAGCGTTTATTGAAAGAAGCGGCTTCAATGGATCCGGTAAAACCAGCAAAGGAGAAAACTTCCGTAACCTTAGACACTAAAAAAGTAAAGTCAACTAGGGCCAAGAAAGTAAATGTCGCCTGAATTTATCGCAAAGTGGGAACACATTCTTGAAGATGTTGAGAAGCAGAAAATCCCTATACAGTTTATTAAAAAGTTAATAATCAAGTTGCAGGGAAAAAAGCAACAAACTATCAACATCTCAAGAATGCTGGAACAGGGTTTAGAACCCGATCAAATAGAAGAAGCAGTAAGTCGCAAGTTGTTTGAACTAGATGAACAAGTTGTAAGTGTAGAATTTGTTTTAAATGTTCAGAGTATTGCGGAAACCGTTCAACCAGAGACGGACCGCCTACTGAATAAACTATGAAACTTATATTAGCCTGTGATCCTAAGGGTGGGATCGGATATAAAAACAGATTGCCTTGGGATAAAATCCAAGGCGATTTGCCAAGATTTAAACGATTAACAGAAAATGGCATTGTAGTCATGGGTCGTAATACTTGGGAAAGTTTACCTAAGAAACCATTACCTAATAGGGTAAACGTTGTCATTAGCAAAACTATGCCACCAAATGATGACGCTATTGTGTTACCCAATATTGGAAGATTAAAAGATGCAGGTGGCGCTTGGATAATAGGTGGCGCAAGTTTAATAGAATCAGTTTGGGAACATATCAAAGAAATACATTTAACACTTGTGTTAGCCGAATTCACTTGTGATACTTACATTGATATTGTAAAATTAAAGAAAGATTTTGTGCAGGTGACAGGCAGTGGTCACGGCGATCATTCATATGAGGTTTGGAAACGTAGATGAAACAGTATCATGATTTGTTAGAAGATATATTAAAGAACGGTGAGGTAAAAGATGATAGAACTGGCGTGGGCACTATTAGTGTGTTTGGTCGTCATCTTCGTTTTGACCTTAATACCGGTTTTCCAGCAATCACTACAAAGAAGTTGGCTTGGAAGGCTTGTGTGGGCGAGTTACTTTGGTTTATTGAAGGTAGTAACGATGAACGTAGACTGGCGGAAATCACGCATGGCACGAAAGAAGGCACGGTCACGATCTGGACGCCAAATGCGTTAGCACCTTATTGGAAACGAAAAGCAAAGTTTGAAGGTGATCTTGGTCGTGTCTACGGCGTACAATGGCGTCATTGGAACAAATACATAGAAGAAATGGATTATGGTCCTGCACATAAAGGTGGCAATCGTTTAGCAGTTGACCGAATAGAAGTAGACCAATTATTGAACTTAATCGAAGGAATTAAAAAAGACCCAAACGGACGCAGGCACATTCTTAGTGCATGGAACGTTGCGGAGATGGATCAAATGGCATTGCCACCGTGTCATGTTATGAGTCAATTTTATGTCAACAAAGATAAAAAACTATCTTGTCATATGTACCAGCGCAGTGTGGATGTGTTTCTTGGTTTACCTTTTAACATTGCTAGCTATGCGCTACTCACTCATTTGATTGCACAAGTATGTGACTTGCGTGTAGGTGAATTAATTATTAGCACAGGTGATACACATATCTATAATGATCATATTGAACAAGTCAAAGAACAATTAACTAGAGATATACTAGCGGCTCCTGCGCTAGTATTAAATCCTGAGATTAAAGATATCACTAAGTTTACCATGAAAGATATTAGTCTATTGAACTATACCTCTCATGGACAAATTAAAGCAAATATGGCTGTATGATCGAATATGATTTTGATGACAACATGCTAAACGCTAGTGCTAAACGTTGGTATGATGTGCGAGAACAATTGACAAAGACGTTTGGTCCTAACTTAGATTGTATCGAAATTGGCTCTTGGGAAGGTAGGTCTGCCGTATACATAGCAGATAGCATTATGGGAGATGGTAAATTAACGTTGATAGATTTAGGAGTCAAAATGAAAACGTTGTATAAAAATTTACAACAACACCCTAAAAATAAAAATTTTGAATTTTTATTTGGAGACTCATTTGATATATTATCTAAACTGACGGATAAAAAAGAAGCATATCATTTTATCTTTATTGACGGTAGCAAATACAGTTGCGATAATCTTTATACGCTATTAGTCGCAGAGAGATTATTAAAAAAGGGTGGATTCATTATTGTAGATGATTATCGTTGGAACAGAAATATTGAAAAGAATGAAAAGAATACTCCTAAATTAGGAGTCGATTTGTTTTTAAAAACGACATTACTTTGCGAGCCGTATGATTTAACAGGATATCAAGCAATTATCATGAAAACAAAAGATAATAAATCAATTAAGGTGAATAATACTATATGAGTGCTATAAACGTAATTGTACATAAATTTCGTATGGGTGACGTTGAGGACCCGCAATTATATGCTGCCGAACCATTGTATAAATGGGAAACGAGTGAAATGGGTCAGTGGGTAATGAAAAATTCTATAGATCAACCTACTTGGAATTTAATTCCTAATTTAGACATATATGGACACGAAGTGATTATAAGAGCAACATTAAGACCAGAAGATTATACGTATTGGAAATTAAAATATGAGTAAAATATTAGTAACAGGTGGATTAGGCCTAATAGGACACCATGTCGTTCAACTATTAGAAAACTTAGGACATGATGTAATTATCACAGACACGCAAACTAATTATGGAATCATTCCGCAAGATGAGATTGATTACTTAATGAAAGAACGTAGGAAGAAAATCAAAAAAGCATTGATTTACAAATTTGATATTTGTGACCAAAAAAATTTAGATTGGTTATTTGCCGCAAATAAGTTTGATATCGTCATACACATGGCAAGTTTCCCAAGACAGAAAGTTGTCAACGCTAATCCAATTATTGGTAGTCGTGTAATGAGTGAAGGATTACTTAACTTATGTGAACTAAGTAAAAAATACAATGTAAAGAAATTTGTTTACATAAGTAGTAGTATGGTATACGGGACATTCCCCGATGATGTGACTGAGGATTATAATTGTAAGCCTCAAGGTCAATATGGAATTTTAAAACTTGCAGGAGAACACCTTGTTAAAGATTACGCACGTAGAGGCAGTTTTAGTTATGTTGTTATTCGTCCTAGCGCAGTATACGGGCCTCTTGATGTGGAAGATAGAGTTATTGCAAAATTTATGCTCACTGCAATGCGAGGTGGAATGCTCAAGGTCAACGGAGCAGGAGAGACTCTTGACTTCACCTATGTTGAAGATGCCGCAAGAGGAATCGTCAATGCCTCACTTAGTACAAACACCGACAACAAAACCTACAATATAACAAAGAGCCATAGTAGAAGTTTATTGTACGCAGCCGAACTTGCTGTAAAAATTGTAGGTAAAGGTAGTATTGAAGTCAAAGATAGAGACTTAGATTTTCCTAGTCGCGGCGCATTAAACATTGAAGCAGCCAAACGTGACTTTGGTTATGATCCACAAGTTGATGTAGAAGAAGGTTTTCAAAGATATTATGAATGGCTCAGCAATAGCCCATTTTGGCTTAGCAAGACAGTACCGCAATCTTAAAGACGAATTATTAGAAGCAACTGACCAAGCATTACGTGAGGGCTGCCTTATGGCAGGCCCATACACCAGTAAATTTGAAACATGGCTGGCATTAAAGACCGGCGCAGAGTTTGCAGTAACGGTACATAGCGGTACACAGGCATTAGAAATCATAGCACTGTTTCTAAGATCACAGTGGTTTGTTACTGTACAATCAGAAATGAAACCTAGTGTTTATATTCCTAATGTAACTTATCCTGCCACATTAAATGCATTTATAAATGCTGATTGGGACGTTGAATTAGTTGATACTGATAAGAATGGATTAATCAACCAAGAACATCTAGACAGGTTGCAGATGTTTTCGTACATATGTATGGTAGGACTATATGGTGCTAGAACACCTGATGCTACTTCTAATCATATTGTTGACGGTGCGCAACATTGGTTAATAGCAGATAAGAACTCTATGGGTATAGGTATGGCTATCAGTTTTGATCCTACTAAGAATTTACCTAGCAGTGGGAACGGTGGTGCTATTGTAACTAATGATAGAGAACTATACGAGTTTGCATATAACTATCGTAGTAACGGCAAACCCGATTGGCATCAAATGTCAGGAACTAATAGTAGAATGAGCGAATTAGATTGCGCACACTTACTAGTACGTTCACGACATATTGATAGTTGGCAATGGCGTAGGAAACAGATAAGATATTATTATTTGGAACAATTTAAGAATCTACCTATGCACTGTTTAAGTAGAGACTTTCAAGTACATGCGGATCAAAAGTTTGTAATTTATACAGACCGCAGAGATGATTTACACGAACACTTGAAGAAACATAATATAGAATCTAAGGTTCATTACACACATGCATTGAGTGAACTACCTATATCTAGGTACTTAAAAAGACCTGATATGCTCAGTACCAGCGTTATGCTAACTAGGGGTGTATTAAGTCTACCCATTTATCCAGAGTTGACTGACGGAGAAGTTGAATATATTTCCTCCGTAGTGCGAAAATTCTACGATAAATAAGTTTATGTGGATCTTTACAATTGCACCCGAATGGGTAATACATCTTATATTTTCCGTAGGATTACTAGGGGTAATCGCAGGGTTCGTACTGGGTTTCATACCCTTTATCAATAGATACCTACTACCCATTAAGATTGTCAGTCTTATTATATTTGCTTTTGGCCTATATCTTGAGGGTGGATTAGCGGATAATAAAGAGTGGGAACTTAGAGTTAAAGAAGTTGAGGCCAAAGTAGCAAAGGCTGAAGCAGAATCCGCACGATTGAATACTGAATTACAGGCCGCATTAACCACTAAAGGAACTGTAATTAAAGAAAAGGGCGATACTATTGTGAAATATGTAGATAGGTATCGTGACCGTGAAGTGTTAAAAACTATAGACGGTCCAGAACGTGTACGAGTAGAAGAAGTAATCAAATACGTAGAAAGTTGCCCTGTACCTAAAGAACTTATTGACTTACACAATCAGGCAGCGGGTATGAATAAAGGGGAAAGAAAATGAAACTATTCCCAATAATATTCGTAGTTTTATTATCAGGGTGTAGTTTGTTCACTAAGACAGTACCTGTGACACAAAAGTTTCCCGATGCGGTGCCTGAACTGATGAAGAAATGCGAAGAATTGAAACGAGTTGAGGGTGACAAGGTTCTTATAACTGAACTGCTCAAGACCGTAGTAGAAAACTACACACTATATTATCAATGCTCAACTAAGGTAGAGGGTTGGCAAGAGTGGTATGAACAGCAAAAGAAGATACATAATGAAATTAAATGAGGTCAGTTATATGAAAACAATAATAGTAGCAGTTATTGCGTTGGGACTAACAGGCTGTGCAACTGCAAATAAAGAACAATTATACTATGATGCTAGCAAAGCAATTAGTAAAGACTTGACAGTAGCACAATCAGCATGTTGGGGTGCTATCGGTGAAATAGCAAAGGGTGCTAGTGATAGTGTTAAAATAAACGCTATTGCCCTCGCTGAAAAGTGCAAAAACGATCCAGTAAAAGTAACACCCCCTAAAAAGAATTGGTTTGGCTTCTGAGTCTTATACTGATAAATACAGTATAACTTTGGAATATTGATATGGCAACACAGCAAGTAATTAATATAGGTACGTTACCTAATGACGGCGAAGGTGATCCGTTACGTGTTGCCTTTGGCAAGATTAATAATAATTTTAGCAATCTTTTTGCTACATTTGTTAATACAAGCAATACATACAGCACTGGTAGTACACCGGGCCAAGTTATATTTGAAACTCCTGTAAGTGGATTTACCAACGGAGTTTTTATTGTCAGATCCAACGATCCGGGTACAGACGATACACAGAACGTAACACTTTCAGCACAAATTAATGCATCAGGTACCGATGTTAAATTTACAGGATATGCGACCACATTTACTGGCAACTCAATATGCAACTATGACATGGATGTTTTTGGATCTAATGTTCGTGTGTTAGTTAACCCACTTACTTCAGCATCACTATTTCATTTTATATCTTCACAGATAATGTATGTTGGTGATCCTATACCAGGACTAGACATTCAACTAGACGGTTATCCAACTGGTCAAGTTATGTCAACTGAGAATGATTATAACATTACAACAGAAGATTAATATGAGAGCAAAAGAGTTTATCACTGAAGCAACTGGATCGATACAACCGGCAGTTAAAAGAACATTGCCGGCGGCTTGGGTAGTTGATAAATTAAAAAATAATGATTTTTACGCACAATACAGGTTTGGGGTAAGCCTTGCAGGCGCCAAGGGCGCAGAACAACGAAAGAAAGATGCAGTCCCTGAGTTTGCTAAAGAAACACCATGGGGAGAGAACTTAGTCATTGTATCGTATGCAGGTAGAGAACCATTACAAGGTTACTTAGACGATGCATTGCATGAAATGGGTCTTGCATCAAGTGATGCTAAATTAGTAACTACACCTCATAGTGAAGAGCCTACAGGTACAGGTACTACAAGTACATTAAAGCCCTTTAAAGGATACAAGAAATGAGGGCTACTGAGTTTATAACTGAAAGAAAAATAGCACATCCTACAAAACGTCAACGTTTCGCTAGTAGAGGATTGCATAAATTTCGTG